TCTGGCTCGTCAGTGACTTACGCAGGCGGTGGTGGTGGCGGTGGCTGGGGAACGCCCGGAACTCCTGTTGGCAACAGCACTGGCGGCGCAGGCGGTGGCGGTTATGGTGGTGGCGCATCTGGCTCTCCTGCTACTGTTGGTCAGGCAGGAACAACCAATCTTGGTGGTGGCGGTGGTGGCGGTGGTTCTTGGAACACGGGAACATCTTCGGCAGGCGGTGCTGGTGGTTCAGGCGTGGTTATCGTGTCCTACGCTGGCGCACAACGCTATACAGGCGGCACAGTCACCTCTTCAGGCGGCAATACTATCCACACGTTCACTTCGTCTGGAGTGCTGACAAGCATATTCAACGACTTCAGCCCACAAGGAAACAACTGGACTGGCAACAACTTCGATGTGAACAACACAACAGCCACGACCTACGACAGCATGACCGATGTACCTACACTGACAAGTGCGACTGCGGCAAACTTTGCCGTATTTAATCCAGTGAATGTATCTGGTGGCGGCACAACCACCATCACAAATGGAAACCTTGCCACCTCTGTTGGCTCAACCACTACTTTTGGCAAGGTGCTTGGCAGTATTGGTATGTCAACTGGGAAGTGGTATTGGGAGGTCACGGTCACTGCTGTTGGTGGTGCTGGCAATATCGGTATTGGTGATGGAACCCCTCCTTCTGGAAGTTATGGTCTTGGCGGTGTGGCTGGTGAAATTTCGTATCAAAGTAGCGGCAATAAATACACCAACAATTCGGGTACTGCTTATGGGGCAAGCTACACCACAAACGACATTATTGGCGTTGCTTACGATGCCGATGCGGGTAGCATTACTTTTTACAAAAACAATGCAAGTCAAGGTGCAATCACTGGATTTTCGGGAACAAAGTTTGCCGCAGTTGGCTCTGGTGGTGGAACAAATCCTCAGTATGCAATCAACTTTGGTCAACAGCCATTTACATACACCCCGCCAAGCGGCTACTTAGCCCTCAACACATACAACCTATAAGGAACAACAATGCCAACAACATATGCAATTCCTAATGGTCGTACTGTGATGGCGGCTACGACTTATACGGGCACAGGCGCAACTCAAGTAGTCAGTAACGCAGTGAATGGCGTTTCCATGCAACCTGATTTTGTGTGGCTGAAAATCAGAAGCGGAGCGGCTAATAATGTTTTAATTGATGCGGTTCGTGGATATGATAAATATTTAGCAAGCAACTCCACTGCGGCAGAAGCAACTAGCACAGACCAATTCACTTCATTTAATTCAAATGGATTTACTTTAGGTGCAAATTCTGGAGCGGGTGGAAACACAAATCAAAATGGCTCAACATATGTTGCTTGGCAATGGAACGCTGGCGGCTCAACTGTAACCAACACCAGTGGGTCAATCTCATCACAAGTAAGAGCAAACACCACTGCCGGTTGTAGCATCGTTACATATACAGGTACAGGTTCAGCGGCAACTGTTGGGCATGGACTTGGCGTTGCGCCAAGAATGGTGATTATCAAACAACGCAACTCTGCCGCTGATTGGGTGGTTAAACACGCCTCTTTGTCTAGCAACGATGCCACCTTAATTTTAAACAATACTTCAGCATCAACTGTGTATTCTCCATCTGTTTGGAACAACACAGCACCAACATCCACGGTGTTCTCGATTGGCACTAACACCGCCAATAACACCAACACCAACACTTATGTCGCCTACTGCTTTGCCCCAGTAGCTGGCTATTCAGCATTTGGTAGCTACACAGGCAATGGAAGTACAGATGGGCCTTTTGTGTATCTTGGATTTAGACCAAGGTTTGTGATGGTGAAACGAACTGACACCACAGGAAACTGGATTATTTGGGATAGCGCAAGAGATACCTATAACACAACCAATTTAATTCTTTTCCCAAATCTTTCAAATGCAGAAAGCACTGCTGAAAACATAGATTTTCTTTCTAACGGATTTAAATTGCGTGTAACTTCTGCTGGCGATAACGCTAGTGGCGGCACATACATTTATGCCGCATTTGCCGAAAACCCATTCAAGTATGCTAACGCCCGATAAGGAGAAAACATGAGTCATTTTGCAAAAGTAGAAAACGGTATCGTCACTCAGGTGATCGTTGCTGAACAGGACTTCATCGACACTGGTGCAGTCGGTCACGGCTGGATTCAAACCAGCTACAACACCCTTGGTAATCAGCACCCGGAAGGTCGCCCATTGCGTGGCAACTATGCTGGCATTGGCTACACCTATGACGAAGCCAACGATGTCTTCATTGCCCCCAAGCCTTTTGATAACTGGGTGCTGGACACTGCCACATGGCTGTGGAACCCGCCTATTGCTATGCCTGTGGATGAATACTTCTACACATGGAATCAAGAGACTACAGCATGGGTACAAGGCGACCTGCGCCCTATCCCTGAGCCAGTCGTTGAAGCGCCTGTAGAGGCCGTTGTGGAGCCTGCACCAGTGGCTGAAGCCGTTGCGGAGCCTGAAGTGGCGGTTGAGACTCCAGTAGAGCCTGAAGTCACAGTCGAAGCTCCAGCGGCTGATGTCGCCCCACAAGAGCAGTCGCCTGTTTAAACTGGATAAAAGATTGATCCACTCAGCATTCTCTTTGCCGCCAATGCCTGTGTCTCTGCCATCAAGCAGGGATGCAAGCTGTACAAGGACGCTAAAACGTCTTTCATGGAGATTAAGAAGACTGTTGATGAAGTTACTTCAGATGTCAAAGCAGTCAGAGGATTCTGGGCAAAGCTCTTCGGAACAGAGCCAGCCACGCCCAAGCCTGTGGCGAAAAAGAAAGAAGCCTATGTTGCCGTTGACGAAACGCAAGTCATGGCTGACATCGTCACTCAGCTTACAAAGCTGTTTAGGCTTGAAGAACAATTAGCAACGCACATCCGGGAGGCAGAAGAACAATCCAAAAACGTCTATGACCCAGATGCCAACTTGATGGAAGCTGCATTGCAGCGAGTGATGGCGCAGCAGCAGATGGCAGAATTGATTGTGACGGTCAGAGAAACGATGGTGTACCAATCCCCGCCTGAGATGGGCGCGCTGTACAGCAAGGTCTTTGAGATGCGGGAGATCATCAGTCAGGAACAGGAACAGGCAAGGCTAAAAGAGGAAGCACGGCAGAGGTACAGGCAATGGCAACGACGGGAGGCAAAAAGAGACTTCCAAGCAAAGTCAGCGTACCTAATCGGGACTACTATATTCCTCCTGTACCTGTGGCTCCTCCTGCTCCTGGTAAATCGCTGGGGGAAGACATAATGGGCTGGATTGCTGCGTGTTTTCTTATTGCTTTTCTTTTACCCATCATGGGCATGCTGTACATAGACATTTTGCAGGCCAAAAAAGAAGTTAAAACGCAAGTAGAGAAGGTAGAAAAACTTAGGCGTGAAATTGAAAAGGATAAAAGAGATGCAAGCCCCGATAGACCCAAATGACAAAACCGCCAAGCACTTTATCTATTATTTTGCTTGGTTCTGGTCAACAACCTCAGTCATTTACTTCTTTTGCGTGACGTTCTTCCAGCTTCCAGAGGGTGGTAGAGACTTCGCCAACATCATCCTTGGGTTCCTTTTGGGTACAGCAGTAGCCACAATCATTTCGTTCTTTTATGGGTCGAGTAAGTCCAGCAAAGACAAGACTGATGCCATGATGAAAGCCGATGATGTTAAGCCTGTTTAACCCTTGGGTGATCCTCAGCATTGTCCTTGCCCTGCTTGGCAGTTTTGGTAGCGGGTACTGGAAAGGGTCCAACGATGAAGAAGCTCAACAACAGATTGAAATTGCTGCCTTGAATGCCAAGGCACGGGAAACAGAACAGCGTATGGGAGAGGTCGCCCTAACATACGCCCAAACCTTGAGGAAAGCCAACGATGTTGCACGGATTAAAGAAACTAAGCTTCGTACTGATATTGCCTCTGGTGAGCGCAAGTTGTTCATTCCTGTCCAAGCCCCCGAGTGCCCCGTACAAGCCGCCGGAGATGCCTCCGCTCCCAGTGGAAATACAGAAACAAGAGCCGAGCTTGACCCAAGAATTGCTGAATCTCTTGTCGATCTCACCAGCCGAGGCGACCAAGCCATCCGCAGTCTCAACACCTGTATTGACCAATACGAAAAAATGAGGAACTTTAGATGACCCAACTCACCACCAATTTCTCCCTGCACGAACTAACTAAATCAGAAACTGCCCTGCGCATGGGCTTTGACAACACCCCAGGTGAGGTCGAGATTGCGTCCTTAAAACTCTTGGCGGAAAAGGTTCTTCAGCCCATCCGCAACCACTTTGCCAAGGGGGTCAAGGTGAACTCTGGATACCGCAGTCCTGAGTCAAACGCGGCGGTGAAAGGGTCTCGCACCTCGGACCATTGCCTTGGCCGAGCAGCCGATATTGAAATACCCGGCGTCCCCAACGCAGAGCTTGCCCAATGGATCATGGACAATTTGGACTACACGCAACTCATTCTCGAGTTCTACACTCCGGGTATACCCGATAGTGGCTGGGTGCACGTATCCTATGACCCGGAGAACCTCAAGAAACAAGAGTTGACCGCCATGAAAGTCGCTGGTAAAACACAATATGTCCCTGGATTGGTAGCGTAATATGAAAACAAAACCCGTTTGGAATAAGCCACGGCCCAAGGGCCTTGGTAAACCCACCGCTTTGACCCCTGCCAAGAAGGCCAAAGCTAAGGCTGCTGCCAAAAAAGCTGGCCGTCCCTATCCCAATCTGATCGATAACATGCGGGCAGCCAAATCATGAAAGTCCAAAAAGCAGCCATTGGCGAAGAAATCAAAAAATCCTATGCAGGCGGAATGAAGTCCTGTCCCACTTCGACCATGGATGTTTCTCTGAATCTGAAGAACCGCAACCATGCAATCAAAGAGTATGGTTATGGGCCCTTGAACCCTGAGGAGCCCTCTACGGAATTTTGGGACAAAAAGGCATCCATGTGGGAAGTGACTCCAGTGGAAGCCAAGAAGTCCCGTTGTGGGAACTGCTCGGCATTTATTGTCACACCCCAGATGATGGAATGCATGACCAAAGGGATTCAAGGTGACGAGCCCGAGGGCGAAAGTTACGCCCCAGAAGTGATTGCTTCCGGTAAACTAGGATACTGCGAGTTGTTTGATTTCAAATGCGCGGGTTCTCGCACCTGCGATGCATGGATTGTTGGGGGTCCGGTGAAATAATCATGACACTTGCACGAATAGTTCTCAAACCTGGTGTAGACAAACAAAACACTGAATACGGCGCGGAAGGCGGCTGGATTGACTCGGACTACGTGCGCTTTCGCTATGGCCTGCCTGAGAAGATAGGAGGCTGGACCCTATTTAATCAGACCGCTCAATACCTTGTTGGCCTGGTAAGTGAGATATATACGTGGAACAGTTTGGACGGTTCCCCCTATATGATCATTGGGACGAACAGAAAATTATATGCATTGAATGGCTCTTTGATAGGGGACGTCACACCTATACGTAGAACAGCGGTTGGAGTCACCTTTGACACGATCAATACCTCCACTACTGTTACGGTAAATGACGTTGCGCATGGTTGTATTGTTGGAGATTTCGTAACGTTTTCAAGCGTTACAGGAAACCCGGGAGGCATTACCAATGCCAGTTTGACGGGGGAATTTGAGATTCAGTTGGTCCCAAATGCCAACGAATACACCATCATTTCTCCGACCGCTGCCACGTCCACGGTTAGCGCCGCAGGTACTGCGAATGCTGCCTATCAAATCAACGTAGGAACCGCTGTCAGTACGGTGGACTACGGTTGGGGCGTAGGAACGTGGGGCGCGAGTACGTGGGGAACCCCAAGGGCCGCCTCCTCTTCTATAGCCCTTGATTCGCGGGTATGGCAATTTGATAATTTTGGCGAAGACGTTGTGTGCCAGATTGCAAACGGCGCTATTTACTTGTTTGACACAAGTGCTGGAGTCGTAACCCGTGCAACGGCTATTTCGGGCGCTCCCACAAAGAGCACCTATGCGATTGTGTCTACTCCAGATAGGCACTTGGTGTGCTTTGGGACGGAGTCTACGATTGGGTCTCCGAATACCCAAGACCCCATGTTTGTTCGCTTCTCCAATCAGGAGGACATCAACAGCTTTGTTGAGAGCGCAACAAACACGGCCGGCGGACAACGGCTCACGGACGGCAATCACATCGTCTCTGCTGTGCGCTCCAGAGGTCAGATATTGATTTGGACAGACTCTGCTTTGCATGGCATGCAATACATTGGCCCGCCCTACACCTTTGGCTTCCAGCAACTTGGCTCTAACTGCGGCCTGATTGGTCCCCATGCCTCTGCTGACGTAAACGGCGTATCGTTTTGGATGGGCAAAGACGCGTTCTTCATGTTTGACGGAACTGTTAAAAAGCTTGCCTGTACTGTGCAGGACTACGTCTTCAAGGATATCAACGTTGTTCAAAACGCCAAGGTAAACATCGGCGTCAATACTCAATTCAATGAGGTCACTTGGTGGTATTGCTCATACACATCTGACTACATTGATCGATTTGTAACGTTCAATTACTTAGAGAATGTATGGTCTATCGGCACCATGTCACGCACTGCATGGACAGACATAGGAACATTCAGTAATCCAACTGCGGCCGAATACCTTCCAAATAGCACTGAGACAACCATCACCACGATCAATGGCCTGACAGCCGGACGTTCTCTGATATACAACCAAGAGGACGGTAAGAACGGCAATGGAGCGGCCATTACTGCCTACATCAAGTCTGGTTACTTTGACATTGGGGATGGAGACCAGATGCTCTTCATGAAGCGTTTCATTCCTGACTTCAAGAACCAAGAAGGTAACTTGACTGTTCACCTATTGTTGCGTCCATATCCACAGGCCAGTGCAAGCCCCAGTTCTTTGGACCCGTACGTCATTGCCCCAAACACAGAGAAGGTAGACACAAGGGCCCGGGGACGACAGATCAGCCTGCGTATCGAGAGCAATGAAGTAGACACCAATTGGCGCTATGGAACGTTGCGTGTTGACATCCAACCAGACGGGTTGCGATGAGCAAGATTACCAACGTTCGTCTGCCGAATGCATCAGCCACCTTTGATCCATCGCAGTTTAACCAGCTTGTCCGATCGCTTGAGCAAATTGTTCTTCAACTCAACAACACATACACGCCTACTACAAGCGATAACTTTAACCAGGCGGTTTCGTTTTACGAAGGCGGAGGCAGTAACCTGGCCGTGAGCGTTGGGCAAAGCGCGTTGCTTCCTCACGGGGCGTTTCATGACACCACTACACAAACCGCAGCTGCAATCAATACGGCATATGCGGTCACGCTCAACTCAACGGATCACACATATGCTGTTTACATAGGAACTCCGACATCCAGAGTCTATGTTGATGTGGCGGGTGTTTATAACTTTGAATTCTCTATGCAGCTTGACAAAACAGCAGGCGCTACGGGTATTATTTATGTATGGGCACGGGTTAATGGGACGGATGTTCCGTATAGCGCCACGCGGCTATCTATTCAAGGCACGGCGGCAGAGGTTGTTCCAGCTTGGAATTTCCTGTTGGACCTTAATGGTGGAGACTATTTCGAGCTAATGTGGGCAGTCGATGATGACCGTATTCGCATTCAAGCAGAAGCTGCTACAGCATTTTGCCCAGCTATTCCATCTGTCATTTTGACGGCAACTTATGAATCGGCACTGGGGTAAACATGGCCAATAAATACTACCGAAAAGCATTGATACCAAGCGCGGCAACCGAAACATCGATCTATGTGGTGCCTACGGGAAACATGACGATTGCAAAGTCGCTGCGAGTGACCAATGCCAACGCCGCACGGGCCACGCTTACTGTCTCGCAGTACGACGCAGGGGCGGGCGCAGAGCATTTCCTGCTCAAAGGATACATCCTGGCACCAAACGCCACGATTGATGTGTTTAACGGTGTCCCGCTGGTTTTGGATGGTTTGGATGATCTCCGGGTGGAGTCTAGCGTTGCAACCGTTCATTTCTACTTGTCCTATCTAGAGATAGACAGGAACTAGTGAAATGCGACATAATTACAGCCATATTCGCGTCCTTTCCCGACGCGCGGCCCATGAGGCCTTTGGCATCAACTGGAAAGGATAATCATGGCGAATGAAGGCATCATGGCGGCTCCCATGCCCATGCAAAAACAACAGCAGCCCCCACAGGGCTACGTCTCAAGCTTAGACGCGTACAACGCGGCATCTTCTGCCATGCAGGAGACCGACCCCCAGGCCTTTGGCGAATACAAGACTGCCATTGGCTCTAAGCTCTCGCAACTTAATCTCAAGCCCAGCGAGATAGAGGCCTTTGTCACGCTGCTTGAGTACATGATGCAGTACCCAGACCAGTACAAGGAAATCATCCGTGCTGGTATTGAAGCGGGTGCGATCGAGGAGGGTGACTTTCCGCCTGAGTTTGATCAATCATTTGTTTCCACCCTGTTGGCGGCGTTGAACGAACAACGCATTCAACAGGCACAGAATGTCTCTCCAGAGGCCATGGGCCCCGGACCACAAGAACCCCTGGCAATGAACAGCGGCGGCCTGGCAGATGCTGCCAAGGCACTGCAAGCCAAAGGCCGTGGACGAGACACCATGCTTGCCCACATCACCCCGCAAGAGGCGGAGATGCTGCGAAAAGCGGGTGGTCTTGGCACACGTAACCCATATACAGGACTGCCAGAGTACGGATTCTTTAGCGACGCATGGAAAGCGGTCACTGCGCCTGTAAAAGCAGTTGTAAACGTTGTAAAAGATGTTGCCAGCAGCCCTATTGGGCGAATTGCTTTGACAATTGGCGCGACCATGGCCCTGGGTCCAATTGCCGCAGGTTTTGGCATTGGAACGGCTGGCACCGCCGCTATTGTCGGTGGCGGTATGTCTGCACTAAGCGGTGGAAACCTACAAGACGTGCTCAAGGGTGCGGCTATGGGCTACATTGGCGGAACAGTCGCTCCGTATGCCAGCCAGTATCTGCCGGGTGCGACCGGTAGCGTGCTTAATCAAGGCCTCACAGGTGCGGCGTTGGGCACGGGCTTTGGTTTGGCATCGGGTATGTCGGCAAAAGACGCACTGAAAGCAGGCGCAGTTGGTGGCCTGACTGGAGCAGGCGTGGCCTATGGTCAACAGCAGGGTTACTTACCGGGCGGCCAGCCTACCGGCTCACGGACCACGGCTTCTATCGATGCAGCAGATGGATCAAACCTGTCCCTTGCCCCAATTGAAGGCGCAGGCACTGTTGGCACTGCGACAGAGAACTTAACACCTGTCGTGCGCCAAGATGCTTTGAGTGGACAGCAGTTCTCTGTTGGCATGGATGGGAAAGAATACCTTGTCTACAAAGATGCGGCTGGAAACAATCAGTATGTCCGTGCTGATGCAATAAATACATCACAGCCGATGGCATCAAATGCGCCATCTGGCGGCCGGTTTGATTCTGTGGCAAACAAATATTCCCCCTATTACACAGGAGAGCCAGCAGCGCCTGTAGACAATTTCTTGATTTCAAATCAACAGGTCGATGCAATTAGGGGCTCGTCTGGTTACACACCTAATCTCTCTGCGCAGTCTCAGTATTTGCTCAAGAACGCCCCTGGCGACTATTCTTTAGGAACTGCCTCTGATTACATGCAGGCTCAGGGAATGTCTCCTGGAGCGGGACTGGGCGTACAGGGTCCACAGTCCGTATCTATGTCTGGTTTTAACGCACCTCGTGGCGGCGTAGGCCTGTTGAGTGCTGGCGCAGGCAACGCGCCGGGCTTAATTATTCCCCAAGGGGCTGGATATGCTCCTGGTTCGGATTTTGTGCCCACAGAAACCGGTACTGCAATGCAACTGGGAGATGCTGTAGGCAGCCAACAAGTCGGAGAGAACTCTTTTGTAGCGGGCGCTAAGGGCTTGTACAACAAGGTAGCGGATACAGTGGTTGGTGGATACGATGAATATTTTTCCCCAAACCGCCCCAGCATGCAGCAAGGTGAGCAGAATGCGCTCTTGAAGGCGGACCAGGCCGTAGCAGATTACCAAGCAAATTCTCCCAGACCTACTCAGGCCGGAGCAGAAGCTGCATGGAAAGCTGCATACGACAGCAATTCTCCAGGCTTCTTCAGCAAATATGCTCCTATAGCCGGAGCCACATTGGGTGCAACGTATTTGGCCGGTGGTTTTGATAAGCCCACTACCCCTGGGGATAACACGCCTGTATACGATCCCGCCTACACCGGCTCAAACTACATGACGGACAACCCACAGTTGTTCTCTGGTAGCTTGTATAACTATCAATCTCAAGGTGCAGGCGCATACGATCCCTCTCGCGCAACCACCTATGCAGGTGTTCAAGGAACGTCTGCTCCAGGTGTCGTTGCTCCTACGGGAATCATGCAAGCACAGTACTCTCCTGAGTATGGTCGTCGTCGCATGCAGCAATCAGTCCAGCGGTATTACTCTCCATTTATTGGCACAGCAGAACCAGTAATGGCGGCCAAGGGCGGCTCGATCAGAGAGTTCCCTCGTAAGTCAGGTCCGATCAATGGACCAGGAACAGGGACTTCGGATGATATTCCTGCTATGTTGTCAGACGGTGAGTTTGTATTTACCGCCAGGGCCGTGCGCAATGCAGGGGGCGGAAGCCGCCGTAAAGGTGCTGCACGGATGTACAAACTTATGAAATCGCTTGAAAAAGGCGGAATGGTGAAAGGCTGATCATGGCAGATACCACAACAACACAACAAATCGTCCGGGAAGCCCCGGAGATTGAAGCCTATAAGCTTGACCTATTAAAACAAGCCAAACAACTGGCCTTTAACGAGGGCCGTACGCCTTTGGCTGAACAGCTTCCAGGGTTCAACGTTGCGGGCTTTGCGCCTGCACAGCAGACTGCCATGAACGCGGCCATTGGTCAAGGCATTGGGGCTTTTGATCCCTACCTGACCTCTGCCAATCAAGCAGTAACCCAGGCCTACGGAACAACAGGCGAAGCGGCTAATGTCTTGCGTGGAGCAGACACCAGGGACCAGTATGGCGAGGCCCAAAATGTCTTGACTGCGGGTATTGGAGCCTTGACGCAAGGCGGTGGTCAATACGACCCCACCATGGCAACACAGTTCATGAATCCGTATCAGGCCCAGGTCACGCAACAGGCCTTGGCAGAAATGCGCCGTCAAGGCGACATTGCACGTCAGGGCGCGGCGGCTCAAGCTGTTAAGTCTGGAGCTTTTGGCAGTACCCGTGAAGGCGTACAGCGCGCCGAGATGGAGCGAGGCCTGCAAGACGTTATGTCGCAGCGCATCATGCAGGACTACGCACAGAACTATGCCCAAGCTCAACAGGCGGGCATGGGCACCTTTGAGGCGGCCAAACAAAGACAAATGGCCATGGGACAAGGACTTGGCCAAGCAGCCGCAGGCATTGGCTCACTGGCTGGCCAAGAGTTTGGCCAAGGCGCACAACTGGCCACAGGACTTGGACAAATGGGCGCACAAATGGGTCAACTGGGTATCCAACAAGGGGCTCTTGGCCAGACGGCACAGGCTATGCGACAAGGCGACGTCAACTTCTTGTACAACGTCGGTCAGTCACAGCAGGCGATGAACCAGCAACAACTGGACGCACAGCGTGCGACTGAGTTGCAAAAGGTGTACTCGCCTTACCAACAAGCAGGCTTCTTGTCAGACATTTACAAGGGCGCACCATCGACTCAGATGTCAACGGCGGCGGTCAGCCAGCCTTCCGCAAGCCCATTCCAACAAGCTTTGGGAGTGGGACTAGGAGTGTTATCAACTGCCGCTGGGGCAAAGAAAGCTGGACTCTTTTAAGAGGGCAATATGAAGAACAAAATGATGGAACAAGACGTCGAAAACATGGGCATCATGGCCGGTTTCAAAGACATGATGGAGATGGAAGACGACGATACGGAAGACACGAACGAAGAGGACCGTGTTGCCTCTGAGGTCATGGGCCGCTCGCCAAAGTCTCCTGAAATTTTGATGAACAACTTACGTGGAGACATGCGCTCAGTCGAAGCGCGTATTGATGAGTTGGCGGACATGGTTGGATACCGTGCTGCCAAGGACACACCACAAGAAGTGCTTGCTCTTTTGCAGCCTGTGCTTGCCCAACAGCAAGGCATCGGTGCTGCTCCTGCTTCAGCCGAACTGATGCAAGGGCCACAGCCTCCAATGGCTCCTCCCCCTGGAATGCCTCCTGGCGGCGCTCCCGGTGCTGCCCCCGGTGGTATGCCTCCCGAACTTATGGCAATGATGGCCGGTGGCCCACAGGGCATGGCTGGCCCCCCTCCACCTGAGACAGGCGGTATTGCTGGTGCACCTCCCATGGCCATGGCAAGAGGCGGCTATGTTCAAAATTTTCAGGCGGGGTCTACTGAGGACGGAGTGACCCCTGCCGATGAAACAGTCCCTGGTGAAAAAGAAGAGCCTTTGCTCAAATATCCAACTGACATGGTTGCTGCGGCCAAACAAGGCATGCAAGAGTTGATCTCAAGGGGTCCAGCAACGATCCCTGATTTGGCAGCATTGGCCCGTCAGCGTGAGCCTGCATATCGCACAATTCTTGGTGACACCCGAGGTGCGAGTGAGGCACAGATGTTGTTTTCTCTCGGCCAACGGGCCGTTGGTTTTGGTGCAAACGTTGATGACCAAGGTCGTCCCTTGCGTGGAAGCTTTATTTCT